ATATTCATTTTATATCTCCGTCGTTCGTTGTTGTTTATATACATATGCATTCGGCCTGCCAACTTATAAACAAATACAATAGGTTTAAAAACTAATAAGCAATATATTCGCTTTAAGCCTGTAGAACTTATATACACTGTATGTAGAAATGGCATACAATCGTTATAACCAGCTGGAATCATTAAGAATTAGGGCAAAAATTAATATAATTTATCTCAGATCGAATATATGTGATTTGACAGAATTATTTTTGCAAATTGTATTACAATACAATTGAGTACCAACAAAATCAATAAGTTAGCTATTTAATCCCCTCAATACAGTAGATCCCCATCAAGTAGCTATAGATAGATATATATATAATATTCCTGTAAACTAATATATTAGATCTAATAACGATTCTCATTCTGAATGTCTCAATCTGAATGGCTAATTCCGATACATGTCTCAATCTGAGCCGTACGTGGGAGCCAGCAAGGGACCAGTTCCCGGTCCTGGTACTTAGCCTATAGCGGGACCAGCTTTCTGCCTTGTTAAGAAATCTTAACAGCCTATATAAAGTTCGCAAAAAGCGACACAAACCAGTACTTCTTGCAAACGTAAACATTGCGTGCTATATTAAGCCATGAGCAGAAGTAGAAGAGCCCCGTACGTCACTCATAAGCAGCATAAGAAAGACAAGCAGCTTGCTGCCAAAAGGGTGAGGCGGAAACAGCTAGATGAAGACGTAGCAGACGGCGCTGGATTTAGAAAAGAGAGTAACAGCTGGGATATACAGGACCATGGTTGGTACGACCCAAAGTATGAAAAGGCAAGACGAAAATGAGCAAGAACAAGGCCGCCCCAAAAGGGAAAGAATTAAAGACAAACACAGCCGTGGCATATCAAGAAGAGATGTCTACAATGCTTGAAGAGCGCACAAGAAATCTAGACGAGCTTGCAATCCATGACGAGATGATGGCTGGGGTTCTTGAATCAGTTCGAAGAGAGCTACGTGCCGGTGCCACGCCGGAGCAGATATTAGAGAAGCATTCAGCCCTCGCCGCTGCGAGAATTGTGACCATTGCCGCCACTGACGCCGACAGCAGCAGGGCCCTCAGTGCCGCCAAAGACATTCTAGATCGCTCTAGAGGTAAAGCAAAAGAAACAAAAGATGTTACGCATAGACTTGCAAAAGTCGATGAACGTCAAATTGACGCTATACTACTTAGTGAGCTAGATATACTTGAGATTGATAGCAATGAGCAAGAGTAGTAAAATAAGTACGGAGAAGCTTGCTGCCATGTCCAAAGAGGACAAACTTAAGCTCTACGACTTAATCCAGAAGAAAAAAGAATTTCAGAAAAATAAGCGAGAGAGTTTTAGACCAAACACCGCCCAGCTTCCTGTCGTAAAGTCTTCAAAGAAGATTCGATTTTTTGCAGGGGGGAATGGTAGTGGAAAGACAACGCTTGCAGTAAACGAAGTGATATGGGCAGCTGAAGGAATTAATCCGGTTACAAATGTATTCACACGAGTACCATCGAATAATGTTGTAGTGCTTGATAATCCAACAAAGGTTGAAAACGTTTGGAAGAAGGAGCTAGGTAAGTGGTACAACCTAGAAAAAATTCAGCAGAATAAACATGGACACCCATACGTAACCGAGTGGGTATTTGAAAACGGCTCAAGAGTTCAATTTATATTTCATGCACAAGAGATGCTTGTCGTGGAAGGTATTGAAGCAGATGGCTTGATTATATATGATGAGCCTCCGCCTAGGCAAGTGTTTATTGGATTGTCCCGAGGTCAGCGAACTAAAAATTCAAACCCGCGCACATTAATTATTGGTACGCCCCTAGCACAGAGCTGGCTTCGTCAAGAGATTTGGGAGCCGTGGGAAAAGGGCGAGAATCCTGACATAGAGTGCTTTAGGGGTTCCACCGAGCAGAACAAAGCCAATTTGGCAGAAGGCTATATTGACTCCTTTTCTAGGCTTTTAACTGAGAGTGAGAAGCGTGTTCGTCTTCACGGAGAGTTTTGGGATATCGGGGGGCTTGCTCTGGCGCACCTGTTTAAAGAATCCGTCCACATTATTGAAGACTTCTCAGTGCCAAATGATTGGCCATGTATTGTAGCAATTGACCCCCATCCTCAAAAAAAGCATGTAGCTATAATGCTTGCAATAGATCCGCGTACCTCAAGAAAGTATGTCGTAAAAGAAGTTGCAGAAAAGATGGTAGCAGCAGATTTTGCCGAAATGCTTTTGAACTGGGCACGTGGCTATCGAGTAATAGATTGGGTTTCAGATTCCCTGGGCGCGGCAGATATGACGGGCGGGGATGGATTTAAAAGTTTTATCCAAGTTTTAAATGATTTTGGTATTCGTGTAAGATCAACAACATACGAGGAGAAGGGCGACGACCTATGGATAGAGCGCATCAGATCGGCTTTGGCAATCCCCAAAGAGTCTGATAATTTTGGTGAGGTAATCCCCGCACTTAGGATTTTTCGCACCTGTGATAGAATCGTAAAGGATATTCAGAATGTGGCTTGGCTTCGCTATAAGAATTTAGAGGAGAACAAACCAAAGCTTGATATCAGTAACAAAGATTACTTAGCTACACTTAAGTATGCTCTAGCTGCAGCTGCCGGGATAAAGCCAAGAGGGCAGGAAGCAAGAGCTGTGAAACTAGGCAGTAAGCGGAGCGGAGTTAGCATTCGCGAAAGGTACATGCGACGTGGGTAAAATTATTGATCGTGATAAAAATAAGCGCAAAATATTTCCCATAAAGAGCGTGCTAGAACAAGCTTCAGTTAATAAGCTTGACGCATACGCAAAGCGAATTGCTAGAGCAGAAAAATTAAATATAATACTATTGACAATTGTTATTGGATTAATTATTTTGAACTTGGGAGTTATAGTTTATGGCAATTAGTGCTCAGTCAGCTGACAGGGTTATAAGAGATGTACATGACGAAGCTGCTCAGGCTTTGCGTGTATCATTAACTGGCTCAGGCGCACTAGAAGTAAACGTTAATGCTGCGCTGGATTCAATCGCCATCGCGGATGCGGGTAGTGGTGATAAGGCTACCGTAACGGATGTAGGCGCTGGTAAAAAAGGCCTTGATGTTGTTGTTCAGGATATTTCTATTTCTGCTGACAACGATAATATTGAAACTCGCGGACAGGCAATGGCATTGCGACTTGATGACACCACTACAACAAACATCACTTATGTTGGCGAAGCGCCAGTAGGGACAGCAGCTGGAACATCAGCATGGCGTATTAAGAGAATTGATGAAACATCTGGTCTTGTGATATCATGGGCAGATGGTAATGGAAGTTTTGACAATAATTGGAATAATAGAGCTAGCTTAAGCTATTCATAATAGGAGAATATATAGATGTCTTTTTCAAACACGGCGGAAACCGCAATTAATACATACATATTTGTTGGGACAGATGTCTCATGGAATGCCAATACTGATTTATGGTTAGCCTTACATACGGCAGATCCAGGGGAATCCGGCTCAGCAATTTCGAATGAGTCGGGATATACATCGTATGCGCGCGTGGCGGTAGCAAGAGCTTCCGGCTTCACGGTATCAGGTGCAACGGTTGAGAATGCGGCGCTTGTACAATTTCCAATTTCTACAGGTGGAACAAGCACGGTAACGCACGTATCAATTGTAACTAGCTCTTCCGGCGCAGGAACTATCATTGTATCTGGAGCATTAAACGCATCACAAACAATCGTTACTGGCAATCAACCGCAATTTTCAGCGGGTGACCTAGTATTCACATTGGATTAATAACGAATGGCTGGATTTAATTCGGTTCGATCATTGGTAGACGCTGAGGTAAACGAGGGGAATTTTAAACTCTCTTCTTTTCGTAAAGCGCCAGTTCAAGTTACAACTCAAGGGTTGTGGTTTGATCTATCAATGTCACCAGGCAATCCAGCGCCGCAATATTATGCAGCATCGCCTTTGACTAGTGTTCAAATGAAGTACTCAAGCGATGGCGGTTTGTTTCATGGTCCAGCGGTTACGGGCTCAAAGCACTTAAGAGAATTATGTCTGACATCTAGCTCAGCAACGGGTTTACCAGCTCCATTTATCTTATGTGACTACTTAATGTTCTACCCGTTTATTGATGAAGGTACGACCGATGAACAGGCCTTAACTAACTCTGTAACTCTACCAAGATATACAGATGGAAAAGGCGTTCAAGTTATGGCGATCTCTGTTGCTGGTCGAACAGGTGGTCAGACGTTTAGATTTACTTACACTAATTCAGACGGCGTTGCTGGTAGAATTTCACAGACTGTATTGCAAAACACAGCGACAGCAATTGGAACTATCGTCACAAGTAACAATGCCACTAACGGAGCTTGTGGTCCATTCATAGGACTTCAATCTGGCGACAGTGGCGTTAGATCAATCGAGTCAGTGCAAATGATATCAGGACCAGACGTTGGTTTGTTTACTTTGGTTTTAGTAAAGCCGCTTGAAACTTATCAAATGTATGAGCAGACGGCACCCGCAGAAAAAGATTCATTTAGAGATCAATTCGAAGCGCCTCGTATTTACGATGATGCTTACTTAAATTTTTTATGTATGCCAAACGGATCACTCTCTGGCGTGGCATTTAACGGATATTTTAAAACAGTTTGGAGTTAATATATGGCAGGGTTTACAAGTTTAGATGACATGATTGAAGAGACAACGGTTAACGGAAAAAGTTTCCGTCAGGACTGGAATAAGAATTTTAATCCAACTACAGCGGCACTAGCTGGAGAATGGCATTTCATGACTCGTGGTGGTGGTAATCCAGGAGCGGACGCGCTCTTTAACACTGGGACTAACTTAACTTTTCAACCAGTTCGCGACACCACAACAAACGCCGCGTGTATTCAGCATGGCGGGGACGTATCCCCTGATTATAAAATAATTAAAAACGCTTCGGCATTCTCGGCAGCGGCAACAACCATGCCTTCAATTGCTATGCTCGTAGATCTTGTAGGATTCTACAGAGTTACATCTTTAACGACTGCGACTACTCAAGCAATGACCAATACCCTGTCGGCATTCTCAACATTCACAGCCGATGACACTACAGATATTTGCACTCATTCAAATATTAATTTAATGCCCTACACTCGTGTGCAGCTAACAACCACAACGACGCTGCCAGCGGGATTGTCTCTAGCGACTGATTACTATGTGATTAAAGTTACGGATCTTACTTGTAAATTTGCGACAAGCTACGCTAATGCGGTTGCGGGAAGTGCTGTTAACATCACAAGCACAGGTACAGGAACTCATACAATCAACACTTTATTACCTCGCTATACAAACGGCGCTGGGGTTCAAGCCGTGATATGGAATACGAATGCAACTGCCCTAGGCGCTGCGACTCCGACATTGCAGCTTGATAACTATACTAACTCCGCTCAAACATCGGGCCGAGCAACTCCGACTTCGCCTTCATTACCAATAGGTAAAACAGCGGCGAGTAATACTTTGGTTGTTTACTCAGGTACGGGTGCGGGTAAGTACGGACCATTCATGCCTTTGCAAGCTGGCGACTCAGGGATTGCACAAGTAAACAATTTTGACTTATCGGTCTCTTATGTATCGGGTGAGGTTTCGATTGGATTAGTTAGACCTCTGATTACAATGCCAATGACTACAATTGGAGTTGCGAGTGAGAGAGAATTTATTAATCAACTTCCTTCGATGCCTAGAGTATATGACGGGGCGGCTCTTTACTGGCTGCTTTATAGCGGCGCTGCGACTCCTGGGAACTCTGCATTCTATGGACATATCGAACTAGGTTGGGGATAGTAAATGGCTTTAATTGGTAACTACTCGGTATTAAATAAATCATGCGCACAATTCACTAACGGTACATCTACCGCTGGGGCTTATGCTGCTGTGACTCCAAGTAATTATCAAAAGCTAGGAATGTTTCCAAACAGATTTGGTGGACCTACTGGGTTTGCCGATCATGCTGCGACTCCAGTCGGATACATACCGCCATATAGTTTTGCGCTACCTAAAAAGTCTGGTGGCCTAGCTTCATTCAAGGGAATATCGGCGTCGATATCTACAACCGAGGCGCTTTTAGCTTTAGGTATAAACATCGACGCTGATTTAGCGGCTAGCATAGCAGAGACCAACGCAATTCTAGCT